AATATTGCACCTGTGTTATATACTCATAACTATCAGGTACCCCTGTTGTCCAATCATTCGGTCCCATTGGAATAAGAATATTTTTCTGTATCTTACTATCAAATGCCAACCAATATGTTTTACCGTGAAACAATTGAAATTTATATTCAGCAGCATGTACCATGTCAGTGATATCAAGTCTGCGTTTTATCTGTTCTGCTTGTTTTTGCAATACTACTACAAGCTCCATAATTCTATTATATTCTTGTTGAGCGTACATTCGTGCTGAGTTCAGCATCAAATCTTTTTGTTGTTTTACTGGGACAAGCTCAAACTTCGGAGCCCCAATATCCATAGGATATGTTAAGCTATGATGTTTATCGGGGTCCGAAGGTTTTAATTTCATATTAAGCTTTTGCTAACATTTGTGGTTTATGTTGTTTCTTTTTGGGTTTTTCATAGAATATATGATTACCTATTTGTGCTACTTTTCTATAAGGCCACATAGGATTTACCCATAAATTGTGAAAGAACAATACAGTGGACGGTACAACATCTTTGTATGAATCATATGCTAACACATTGTAAGCAATTCTTTCACTTTGTTTGTATCTAGGATCATTTACATTTAATGGTCTACGATCACTTTCACATACCCAACTGAATTGGCACAATTTTACCTTTTTATGCCCTTCATCATCAATATATGGGTCATTATCTAATGGAATTAATTTTGTGCTGACTTGATAAACTACTGAACAAGGATTGGTTGCGAACCCATGTTTAACACGATTCATCACAACTCTTGCTACAGCTTGTTTACCTTTTTCAGATTCACTCCCTGCTTCATAAAATATGTTTGTTGCCAAACATTTTAATTGCTTTTGGTCGACTGGTTTTGGTTTCGGTTTCACTTCTGCTACCGGAGGAAGTTCCTCCTCTTCATCCAAAAACAAATCATTATTTGCCATAATTAAAATGGCAGACAGAAAGATTACTATTCCTGCTAAAATATTTTCAACACGTGTGTCACGTAGAAATGTTAATAATTTCATAATTTTCCTTTCCGAACGATAGTATACACTATGTTCTATTAAAAGACAAGAATTTTGGTTTTAACTTATTATTAAGTTAAGATCACAATTCAAAGATTGTCCCAGCAGTCACAATTGCAATCTATAACATCTTGCAATGCTTGACTTGGAGTTTGTGTTGGTACTGAGACAGATGTAGATATATTAAATATATCTAAATTGGAGGGAACTAGATCAGTGTTTGGTGATCCGGCAAAACTTCCAGGTATATTAGTTGCACCTGTTACTCTTGTTACATTCCCTATAGAGGATTGCGGGGTTACAGTTTGAATATTACTTATGTTATTATCCAATTCTAAACCACACAAACCTAACCTATTTGCGTTTCGTATTTCACGCATTAATGCTATTGAACTTTGTCCTCCTAAGTTGGTTGTATCCGATATAGCTTCTAATACTGCAGCAGATTGATACTGCCCTGTATCTAAAGCATACGAATTATAGTTATCTACAAAAGAAGTTATACTACTTATTGTAGCTGTTGCATTTGAAGGGAGTGCTGCTGTTCTAGAGGCAGTCTCCTTCATCAAATTAGTTCCTATTTGACTCCATAAAGTGTTTAACTCTGTTGCCGCAACAGAATTATTATTTCGTATTGTTGTTATTTCTGTATTTGCTTGACCTATAAATGTAGTAAGGTCTGTATTGTACGGACCTGCTCCGGACAATTTATTAAAAATGTTCGTATAAATTGTCGCAAGATTTGATGATTGCAATTGAAGAATTAACTGTTGTATTCTACTATAATTATAATTCAATCCTGTCATTGCGCCAAAAAAGTCTGTAGCCAAATATGTGCCATTTGTTCCTGAACCTAAAGCAATAGCACTAATTGCACTATTAACCGCTGCTGTGTTTACTGGAGTGCCACCTGATCCATTCACATTCAATCCATTTACAGTTTCTAAATTGGTTACAACTTGTGCAAAACTTTCTATGGGAACAGACTGTATATTTCTAATTTGCATCATAGCTGAAGAAAATGCACCACATGCTATTCTTATGTCATCTGGTAATATAGATGTTAAATAAGTTCCGTAGTTAAAAACTCTTACGTTTGGACTCAGTGCCCCGCTAGCGTATATATTATAATAAACTTTACTATTAGCGGCTGAAGTGGCGGTGCTGTATCTAGGTACAGTCAAACTTGCATAACTATTAGGAAATAATTTTATAGGATTTAGCAAATCTGCTAATGACTGCAATCCAGTTGTTTGTACATTTAATGGTATTAAAACATCTGTTAAATCATTTCCTGTAACTAAAACAAAAGCATTATAAATTTTTTGCTCTTGTTGCGGAGTAACTTCCACTCCGTTTAAAATACTGTTCACTTCTGTAGTGGTTAAACCACTGAATATTAATGCATAAGATAATGCTTGTGATATTGCATTGTTTCTTTGCAGAGTGATTAACAATACACTAGGTGTACCAAATTTATCTATATTGGCTAAATTAATTGCTCTGCCCAAATTTATTAAATCTTGCCCCCAATAAAGAGTTGCTTGATTAACGCCAGTAATATCAGCAGTAATCAAATCATTCATGTTACTGTAAATGCCTTGAAGATAATTCACACTGTTTGCCAATGAAATTATTGTTGGGTTAGTAATATCCCTAAATGACATGGCAGTAATAAAACTTAAACAAAAATCTCTGTAGGCGCCACCTCCAGTAACAAACTCATTGTATGCTTGTAATGCAGGAAATCTTATGAATCCATATCTTGCTAATGAATTTGAAACGGTCGATGAATAAGTTGCGGGCTTTGAATTTCCTAAAGCAGGAATAGTAGAACTACCAATTGATATTAATGCGTCATAAACTGCCTGACTAACATCATTAACACCTACCCCTATTTTACCGTGGGCTAAATTAATAGAATCAATTAACCTGTTTAATACAGTAGATGAACCTATAGTTCCTTTAGTATAATTAGCTTCTGCAGTGCTTGAACCCATAAACCCTGCAGCAGTTGCATTTATGGTTAAGCCTGTGCTTGAAAGAAGTGAAGCTGTTAAATTTATACTATTTGGTGTTTGCTGACCTTGTAGACTCATGGACAAAAAATGTCAGGACTGCCTTGAACGATACTATGTCCGCAGCTATTTCCTGAACCGACTCTTAACACTGGGCAACCTTCTGCAAATACAGTTGGACTTCCATCTGTAGTTGTTGCAGCCGCATGTGGCGGGTGAGGTGGACCAAATGGTGCGTGTGGTGTTATTTGACTTACATGTAAGCCAACTGGTATACCATTCGCAAACACTGTACCAGCACCGCGCATTATTGCGCCGCCTGGTTGATCAGTGTCCCCTTTTCTACTAAGTTGTGGCATCCTTATCCTAATATAATTTGTTTCTCTGGTACTTGTATACCGGTAGTAGCTTCGATATACTTTACCTTAACTTGTTCATTAGTGTCTGCAACTATTGCAACACTATTAATATTTAGTCTAAAAACACCGTTCATATCAGTAGTAAATAAGCTAGGGACCATGCCTATTCCTTTTTGACTAGGAGCAATGCTCACAGGCTCGCTGATTTCAACGGTTTTATCGGTGATTTTTATCACTTTTGCTACTAATTCTTCTCCGCTATTTAATTTGAACGAATATACTTCATTTATGTTAATATCCATGTTTATCCCATTAATTTTCTGTGTAATTCTGTATAACCACCTATTAGTTCATCATTTATAAAAATCTGAGGAACTGTACGTGCATTAGGTACTGCTTCCATTAATTGATCTTTTGTGTAATCTTTATTAATGTTTCTTTCTTCAAACTCTATATTCTTTAATTTTAACAAAGCCTTGGCTTTATCGCAGAAAGGACACATATCCTTACTCCAAACTATTGCTTTCATGTTTTTCCTTTTATAAATCTGGTAATGCTTCGTAATCAACTGTGTCACTCATTACACCAATGACATAGTTTGTACTTTCATTTTCTTGTAAAGCTGTTTGCTTTTTATTGATATTAACGTGTTTATTGAACCACGGTATAGGACTTACCTTTGGGTGATTTTCTAAATACTTTATTCCAATATCTTTTAATCTATTAAAAGCGGTCCAGTCTACAAAATCTTTAAGTATATCTGCATTTAGTCCTATTACAACGCCTTTACTAA